TGGTTTCAGGTAGCATATTTGGTGGTGTATCTGGGAATAAGATTACTGCTATTGCTGGAGAGTCTTCTACTGGAAAGACTTTCTTCTCTCTCGCTGTGGTTAAGAATTTTCTTGATACTCACCCCGATGGTTATTGTCTCTACTTTGATACTGAGGCCGCTATTACCAAATCTCTCGTAGAATCCCGTGGAATTGATACTACTCGTCTTGTTGTTGTTAATGTTGTTACAGTGGAGGAGTTTCGCGGTAAAGCGCTCAAAGCGGTAGACCTATACTTAAAAAAACCTGAAGGTGAACGCAAACCCTGTATGTTTGTGTTAGACTCATTGGGAATGCTTTCCACAGAGAAAGAGATCACTGATGCACTGAACGATAAACAAGTTCGTGATATGACTAAATCCCAATTGGTCAAAGGTGCATTTAGAATGATTACTCTAAAACTTGGACAAGCTAAAATTCCAATGTTGGTTACCAATCATACCTATGATGTCATCGGTGCTTATGTTCCTACTAAAGAGATGGGAGGCGGTAGTGGTCTTAAGTATGCCGCTTCTACTATCATATATCTCGGCAAAAAGAAGGAGAAAGATGGAACAGAAGTTGTCGGAAACATTATCAAAGCTAAGACTGCTAAGTCGCGTCTGAGTAAGGAGAATAAGGAAGTTGAAATCCGTCTATTTTATGATGAGCGCGGTCTTGATCGTTATTATGGTCTTCTGGAACTCGGGGAACTCGGCGGACTCTGGAAGAATGTTGCGGGCCGTTATGAGATTGATGGTAAGAAAATTTACGGGAAAGAAATTCTAAAGAATCCCGACCAATACTTTACACCAGAAGTAATGCAGGCTTTAGATGAAATTGCACAGAAAGAGTTTTGTTATGGATGATTTCATCAAGGTTTACAATAATGTCCTTGATGAAAAAATATGTGAAACGTTGATTCATTTATTTGATGTAAGTGGGTACAAAGAAATTATTAATAATAAAGGAACACCAAACTTCACTCAACTGAATATTAATCAAAAACATCCAGAGAACATTCAAGTACTTTCTATTATTACTAAGAATGTCCTTGACCTTTACAAAAAAGAATTTTCGGATTACACTAGATGGTATCCGCAGAGACTCTTTTTGGAAGAGTTTCGCATCAAGAAATATCATTCTCGTAGTCACGATAGATTTGATCTTCATGTTGATGTTGAAGATCATGCATCTGCAAGAAGGTATCTTGCTTTCTTGTATTATTTGAATGATGATTTTACTGGTGGTGAAACTGAGTTTCCTCATCACAATAAAAAGATTGTTCCGAAGAAAGGATCAGTTATGGTGTTTCCCCCAACTTGGCAGTATCCTCATGCGGGATTGCGAGTCAACAAAGGAATCAAGTATATTATGTCCACTTATTGTCACTATTACTAATGGAACGGGTTGAAACTACAATTCTCAGGAGCCTTGCCTTCAATGAAGAATATTCCAGAAAGGTTCTCCCCTTCATCAGAACCGAATACTTTACCGACTATTCTGAGAAAGTAGTTTTTGAGGAGATTTGTAACTTCATTTTTAAGTATAATAAATTACCGACCAAGGAAATTCTCCACATTGAAGTTGAGAATCGTACTGATCTCAATGAGAATACTTATAAACAAGTAACTGAATATGTTTTTGGTCTGGATGATTCTCTACTAGATATTACTTGGTTGTGTGATACTACTGAAAAGTGGTGTCGTGATAAAGCCATTTATCTTGCATTGATGGAATCTATTGCCATTGTTGATGGTAAAGATTCTAAGAAAACAAAGGATGCAATTCCTTCGATTCTTTCTGATGCTCTTGCTGTCAGTTTTGACCGAAATGTAGGTCACGATTATCTTCAGGACTATGAAGAACGATATGAGTTCTATCACCAAACCGAAGAAAAGATTCCTTTTGATTTGGAATTCTTCAACAAGGTTACAAAGGGGGGTCTTCCTAATAAAACTCTCAACATTGCTCTTGCAGGCACTGGTGTGGGTAAATCACTTTTTATGTGTCACTTTGCTTCTTCTGTTCTTCTTCGTGGTAAAAATGTACTTTATATTACCATGGAGATGGCTGAAGAAAGGATTGCGGAAAGGATTGACTCCAATCTTCTGAATGTTAATATTCAAGAGATTGAAAAACTTCCTCGTCAAATGTTTGAGACAAAAGTTAGTAATATTGCAAAGAAAACTCAAGGAACTCTTATAATTAAAGAGTATCCAACTGCATCCGCTCATAGTGGACACTTCAAGTCACTTCTTAATGAACTTGCACTTAAGAAGTCATTTAGACCTGATATTATTTTCATTGATTACCTTAATATTTGTGCTTCCTCTCGGTATAAGGGTAATCTTTCTGTCAATTCTTATTCGTATATCAAGGCTATTGCTGAGGAATTGCGCGGACTCGCCGTTGAGTTTAACGTCCCGATTGTATCCGCCACTCAGACCACTCGTTCAGGTTATGGTTCTTCTGATGTTGAACTTACTGATACTAGTGAGTCCTTTGGTCTTCCTGCTACTGCTGATCTTATGTTTGCCCTTATTAGTACAGAAGAGCTTGAAGGGTTGGGACAAATTATGGTGAAACAATTGAAGAATCGTTATAACGATCCTACCATCAATAAACGATTTGTTGTTGGTATTGATCGTGCAAAAATGCGTCTCTATGACTGTGAACAGAGCGCTCAATCTGATATACTTGACTCTGGACAAGAAGAAGAGTATACTTATGAGGAAAAGAAAACTGGACCAAAAAAATCATTTGAGGGATTTAAATTCTGATGACTAAAAATATTGACTTTAACAAGTACACTCAGTTTGTAGATGCAGTAACTTCCGAAGCTTCTACTGATTTTCTTGCTCTTTCCAATCGTCTTGTGGAACTGGATGAGAAAGGTGCAAATATTGAACGACTTCTCACCGCTGGTGTTGGCATTAATGCAGAAGGTGGTGAGTTTCTTGAGATTATTAAAAAGATGATTTTCCAGGGCAAACCATTCAATGAAGATAATCGTCATCATATGATCATTGAACTTGGAGACATCATGTGGTATGTTGCACAAGCTTGTATGGCTCTTGGTGTTACCATTGATGAAGTTATTGCAGGAAATGTAACTAAACTTGAAAAGCGTTATCCTGGTGGATCTTTTGATCCTTATTATTCTGAAAATCGTGCGGAGAATGATCTGTGAAAACGAAAGTAGTTCTTGAGATGACTTTTGAAGAATCAAGCGAGGTTCTTATGGCTTTGATTGATGCTCAAAAGGGTTATGCTGAAGGTCCAACGGAACCAAAACGAATCTCTAATATTCGTGAAGTTCTTTTGAATCTTGATGAGGCAATGGAAAACTATATTGCTAACAAATAATTTTAAACCCTTCCATAAATATTTGGAAGGGTTTTTTTGTACTTATGGCTGGAGTAAAGATCGGAAATGTAGCAGAAGGAGCGTTTGTTCTTGCTCTTGGTTTGATTATTGCGGATAACGATCTCCAAACGGAACAGGATTTAAAACCAACAAGAGATAATATAAAAAGATTAATGAAAACCATTAATCCAGAGTTATTTGTAAATGGTGGAGTTTGGAATAATAAGGGTAGGCCAATTTATCAAGGAAAAGCAACTTTAAAAAGTAAAGTAGCCGGACAAAAAATATTGGACAAAAAAACCAAACAATATGTAAGTGCATCACAAATACCACCGGATACTCTTCAGGTTAATTTAACTATACAACTAAATCGTGGTGAAGTTGAACCATTTTACGGACCAAATACTGAAATAAATCACAAAGATTGGCCTACGATGGATGGAATAATTGATCAAATGTTAAAAGAAGGTAATAGATATAGGTCTGTAATTGAAAGAGTTAAAATAAAATATCTTACAAATTTGAGAGAAGAATCTATTATTGTAGATATTAAAGCTATGGGTGCTGAAGGAGCTTATAGTGGTGGAAGTGTAAAAGGAGATGTTACTATTGAAACCAGAATTACGCCAGTGTCAAAAACTGGTCAAAAAATATCAGCTAGACCTTTTAGACTCCCTAAGATGAGTTATTCATTGAAAGCTTCGTCAACTCCACCAAGTACTATTTCCAACCAAGGTCCGATAAAAACTTTACAGGCTTTTGAAACAAAGTTTGGACTACCTCCTATAGCATTGTCACAAGACAATAAAATTAATCCATTATTATCATCGGTTAAAACTGGAGTTTTCAAATATATTAAAGAATCAAAATCAGCAGACTACAATTTTCCGCAATTACCAGTAAAAAAACAAGGTAAAGGATCATTTTTAGTTCTTGAAAAGGGAAAATCTGAACTTCTTATTGATATAAGTGGAAAAAGAAAATATGAATTATTGGATGGCACTAAGTTTCCAGATTTGCACCCAGCTAAAGGAACAAGAAATTCTTGGATTAGAAGTTGGATAATTAATGATTATTATGAAACATTTTTATCAGTATTTGCAGATCTATTTCCATCAGGAAAGTTAGATGATGCTCGCGCAAAACAAGCTTGGGATATATTGATAGATTCTGCATTTGGTTCTGACAAAGCAGAAATAATAAGTTTTGGTAAAAATATTACGAAAATGTCCACTCTTCCATATATTAATAAGTTAAGATCATCAGTTAATAATGAATTATGGGTAGTTAAATCTGGAAACAATTTGGAATTTCATTTACCAACAGAAAATGGATCTGGATTTACTGAAAGTACGAAACTTTATTTTATTCGTTATAAAAACAGAACTCCCGGGACGGATGAAGGTGTAAAAGAATTTAGAACAGCCGGATCTGTTGAATTGAAAATGATGGTAGAATCTGGTAAATTATGTTATGAACCAAAAGGATATGAATCAAGTTCACAAATACAATGGAATAGGAAAACTAAAAAAGTGGAATTTTTACAAAAACAATAAATACCTAAAGGTTAAGGAATACTAACTAAATTAATAATGAAAAAATTTACTCAGTTCCTCACTGAAGCTAGAGAAACTTCTGCATCTACCGAAGCCAAAAGGCTTGGGTTGACTGGAGATGGTCATGGGGGATGGTATGATAAAAATGGTGAGTTTATTGCTAAGACCGTAGCTGGAAAACTAAAGTTTTTTGGTAGTGATAATACTCCAGGACAAAAGGATTCCCCGTCTCAACCACAAACCGCATCAGTTCAACCACAGGCTGCAGCACCTGTTGCACAAGAACCTCAACAAGCCCAGGTATCTCAAACACAACAACAAGTTCCACCAGAACAACAGGCTGCACCAGAACAAGTTCCTGTAGAAGTGCCTGTTCCAGAAACACCTGGAGTTGTTGTAGTATTCGGAAGATTCAATCCTCCTACGATTGGACATGAAAAACTTCTCAAGAGAGCTGCAAAGGAAGCAGAAAAGAGAGGTTA